GCTGTAAAGCCTGTGCGCTGGAGCTTGGGAGAACCGGAAGAGCCATCAGCGTCGCGCCACGACGGTCAATTCACCGGAGAACACCGACACCAGAACCGGGTCAGACCCCTCCACCGCGATCTGCACGCCCTTGGCACTGGCTTTGCCCAGCCGGTTGACGCGGATTTGACGGGTGTATTCTCCCTGCGCCCCCAGCTCCCGAAGAACCGGGCTTCCGAACGTCACACCGCCATCCGGCGACCACGACACCGACACCTGTGGCGCGGTCTCTATCGGATCTTCGCCCGTTGAAACGCCGACGCCGGCCATGATGTCGAGATCGAGCCTCGGCATTGAGGCGCGCGCCGGGAACCCGCTCATCGTGGCAGAGACGAGACGCCACGGCAAATAATCCCCGAATTCAAGGCCGTAGGTGGGGTCGATCACGCCGAACTGGCCAGTAGCCTCGTCTCCGATCACCCATTTGTCGAAGCACTTGACGGAAGCCGTCGCCCGCCATTTGTCAGACCCATAGCTCTTGCGCTCGAACCACGAGCCGGAGGACAGATCATAGCACCACGTCCAGTCCGGACCGCTCAGAGCCCAAATGTCGTGGCCTTCATGGCTATAGACGATGGCCCGTAGCGTTGACTTGTCTGGCGTGTTTTCCAGCGCTTTCGAGACGGACGTATTGGAGATCGGCTCGGGCGTATAACCGTTCAGCTTGTAGACGACATTATTTGAGCCGGCGAAGACGATCACATTGCCGAAGTCGTTCTCAAACCCCGCGATGGCATCTGGTCCTGCCAAACCGCGCGGGATCGTGTCGAGGTAGGAGAACGGAAAGCCCGTTGGGTTGCCAGCGTTGGGCCAGATTTCGATGGTCGATGGCCCAAGAGCGAGGATGTTCTTGCCGATGGCCACGACGCGGGAGAGGCCATCGGGCTTGCTTTCCGCAAGAGCCGTGTCGAGCGTGTTGATGCTGGTATCGTTCAGGCCGGATGCCCGCATGCGGGCATTGCCGTAGCTGAAGATAAAATAGCCGCCCTGGAACGTTACCGAGTTGGGCGACCCGACATCCGCGTCAGGATAGGATGAGGCCCCGGTCGACATATCAACGATGAAGGCCGTCGAGTCCGTCACCGCCACGATGTCAGGCGTTGGACTTTTGTTGTTCCGGGCGAAATAGACGGTTTCAGAGCCTGAAAAGGCGCCAATGTCCGTCAGGGTATATGTCCCGCCGCTTTGGGTGATGGTAACGAGCCGATTATCCAGGGCAGCCAGGACAACGCCATTAATCTCGATGGCGCCCCGGCAATGGCTGTAACTGGACGTCTCGATGATGGAACGGATACCGGGAACGCGAGAGCGTTTCACGCGCCCGTCAGGCAGTTTCTCGGCAAACATGTTGACCATGCGCCCGCCGCTCTCGGAAAACTTTCCGGGGGCCGACGCAAGAGGGAACGGGACGGCAACCATCAGTAGGGATACCGCGTGAAGCTGCGGCCCCATCGCCTCGGGCGCAGCGCCGTATCGACCTTGAGCGTGTCGCGGCTTCCGCGATTGATGCGATCTATGGTGCGGAGCTGTTTTTGCCCCTCGTCGGCTTCCGCCTTGATCCTGTCATCGGACCCGAGGCCGAAGGATCGGGCATGGCGCCCGACAACGACCGCGACCAAGGGGTCAAACTGGTCGTCGTTGATCTCATCTCCGATGGGCTGAAGGATGACATTGCGGGCAAGCAGATTTGCGAAAATGGCGTCTAGTGACGCGGTGATCTTGTTGGAGTCCTCGTCGGAAATAGGCTGCCCGACGCCGGCCTCATTGAGGTCTTCCAGCACGTCAGCCACCAGATCAGCGCGAGTTTTTGCCATCGGGTGCCCCTGAACGAGAAAGGAGCAGGCCGAAGCCTGCCCCCTTGATTGTTTCGGCCCTTACGAGCCGATGAGGCCGCGCGCCTTGAGCGCCGCATCCACAGTCCGGACCCAGGTCAGGATCGCGTCGGCCTGAGCCTGCGAATAGCCATAGGGGCTGGAGTTGGTTGCGGCAGTGGCGGCCGGAGCCGTGGTCGCCGGGATCTGCACGGAAGGCGTGCCGCCGTAGAATGCGACCTTGTCCGTCGCCGACTGGCCGAGGCGAACGCCGTCAGCGCCGCCATCGGAAAGCTGTTTTACAGCCATGTCACTATCTCCTGATGATGAAGGGGAAAGAGAAAGGGCGGCCCCGTAGAGCCGCCCTCAGGATCAGGCCGTGCCGGAAAGACGCGTCGCCAGACGCGGGTCGATGACCTGCGTCCCGTACAGGATATCCAGACGCCAGGCGCTTTCGTCGGTGATGCCGTCATAGACGGGGATCACGCGAACCGACGTGCCCTTGTAGCTCTGGCGCGTCGAGCCGGGAGGTGCGCCCGGAGGCATGATCAGCGGAACGCTGACCAGAGCGAAAGCGTTCTTGTGGAACACCATGTTCTGGCGATAGTTCGTGCTGGCCGAGCCGGAGAACGTCACATCCTGGTTGTCAAGGTTGGTAACGCCCTGGACATCCACGTTCTTGAACGCGCCGGTCCAGATCATGGCCGGCGAGATGATCAGGTCCACGGCAGAGCCAGAGGCCGTCGCCGCCGCCGTGACGGTGAACTGCTTGAGGAAAGGCAGCGCCGCCTTCGTCACCGGGTTCACGTCATAGACGCCTGCGATGGTGATAACCTCGCCAGCGGCAACCGTCTGTGTCGCGCCGCCGAAACCATCGACGTTGATGGTCTGGACGTTGGTGTTCTTGACCGAGTCGTAGGTGACGGTGCTGGAGTTGATCGTACCGTTGATCTTGGTCGAGCCAGAGCGCGTACCCGTGGTCAGGGTCGGGACGTTCTGAGACATGAACGTTTCGACGCCGCCGATTTCGCCGAGCGAACCCTTGCGATAGGCACCGCGAGCCACATCCTGCATGTAAAGCGCAGTCTGCGAGCCGAGCAGCCCCCAATGATCCTGCGGCGACAGGACGGCAGAGCGACCGTCCATCGGGACTGCCGTCTCGTCCAGACGCTCCGGCGCCTTGGCAAAGTCCGCATAGGAGTTCACGACCTGGCCCGGCGTACCGACCCAGTTCGGAACCTTCTTGTGAAGCGCCATCAGATCGGAATCGACCTGGTTGGCGAGCTGCACCATCGCGGGCTTGATCACGCGCTCGGACAGGTCCTCGATCTTGAGGGTCAGGTCCTGCGAGGTGAACTTGAAGTCCACGCCCTTGCGCTTGTCGACCGTCAGGGTCAGCTTGCCTTCGGTCACGTCCTGAGTGGCCATGGTGGCGCCATCGCGGACAGTGAAGTCGGTCGGCTTGCGGATGGAGATGGTTTCGCCCACCTCGTATCCGTTGACCTTGTTGGAGAACTCGCTTTCGTACCCGCGATAGACCTGTTTGGCCATCACAAGGTTGTTGTCGAGGATCATCACCGCTTCTTTGGCGATGATGTCCGCAGTCAGGGTGGTATTTGCCATTGTTCCTGTCCGATCCTATGGATCAGGCAGACTTCCGGTTCCGGTAAGCGACATACTCGTCCATCGACATCTTGGAGAGATCGACGGTGGGAGCTGCGCCACCTTTAGGGGAACGGAGCGGAGGTGCTGCCGATGTTGCTGTTTTGGGGTTCGGCAGAGACAACCGGTCTTCCAACCGGGCGATTTCCTTCGCGGCGCTGAGAGGGCTGAGGCTGTTGAGCCGGTGCAGCGTCTCAGGGTTCTTGGCGAGGTGATATTCGATGACGGCGCTCTTCTCGGATTCGAGAAGGAGTTGTCCGACGACTGCGGAAACTGGGAGCTGAGCGGCCTTCACGACCTTGTCGAAGTCGGGAATGGCGGCCTTCGCCTCGCGCTGCCTCTCCTGGTATTCGGAGAGCATTTCGCTTGAGCGGCGTTGCTCGGCTTCTTTCGCCTGGGATGCCTGCTTGCGGAGTTCTCGCGCGGTGAGGCGCCTTTCCGTTTCATAGGCGGCCTTCGCCGTCTGGTATTCGAACCAGTCGTCAAAGTCCTTTTCCTGCGGCGGGTCTCCGATTTCAGCCTTGACCAGTGCATCGAGTTGCGCGGGGTCGTCAGCGGCTGCCGCCATGGGGAGACTGCGCAGCTGATCCAGTTCGCGCTCCAGCGCATCAATCTTGCGCTGGTATCGGTCTTTTCTGGAGGCTTTCTTCGGTCTGTCGTCGTCTTGTCCGTCACCGTCATCGCCATCGGGCGCGTCAGGATCGGTGTCTGTCTCCGTATCGGCTTCGGGCTTGGCTGTTGCAGCCTCGTCCTTGACCTCAGACGTTTCGCTTTCGGCAGGCGCTCCCTCGGGGGCCGGCGCAGTCGGCAGGGTGTCATCCTCTGACATGTGGTTTCCAACAAAAAAGCCGCCCCGAAGGACGGCTGCTCATCATCGCGGCTCCCGCGTCATGCGAATGCCTGCGTGAAGTCCATGGAAGGCTTTGCGGCCTTCAATCTGCGGTGGTCAGGCCGCTCCGGTGACAGCCAGCTTGGTCCAGGCTTCCTTGCCAATCTCGGCGCCGTAGTTGCCCCGGTGGATACCGTCCGGCGTCATCAGGTAGGCCGTCGTGCCGTCCGTCTTCCAGGAGCGCGAGCCATCGTCGGCGCCGCCGTTCACAGTGCGGCTGCCGGCCATGAGCGACATGCTCGACACATAGCGATCCGCTCCGGTCCACGATGCGCCGAGCGCCGCGAGCTGCGCCTGAAACGTCTTGCCGGCGGCCGAGTTGAACCCGTCCGACTGGTTTGCGGCTGTGGCCCAATTGTCCGTCGTGGACGTGAATGGCCCAAGCCCCTCCTGCACGATGGATGCGGACGGCATCGCCGCGCGAAACGCCGCGTTGATCAGGTAATTCTTGCCGGCGATGGCAAGCCCTGTGCGGTTCGTTCCGGTGGCATCCGTCCCGTAATAGCGGATCGTCGCGGTGCCGAGCGCAATATCGGCTCCGAGCGTGGTCGAGGTCGGTGCCGAGGCGCCGGAAGCCCCAGCCACGGTCACGACATAGACACGGTTCGATGTCGTGATGGCCTGCCCGGCATAGAGATCCATCCCGGAGGACCATGTCGTCGGCGCGTCGGACTGATCGTTCTGCCCCAGCGCGTTGACGATGACCTTGGCGGGGTCTGCACCGCAGACCGTGGCGATCTGCCGGCGATAGCGCCAGCTATTGGGCGAACGGGCCAGCCAGAACGCGCGGTCGGTCGGCTTGGCGATCATGAGCGGATGCTGAAGGGCAACGCCATGGATGCCGCGCTCTATTTCGGACGCCCGGCCATAGACATCGCCCATGACATCGCCGTAGCCAGCGGGCTCATTGCCACCAAGCCCGGTGCTTGCCGAGCGGCTGTCGCCCAGCACGATAACGGTCTTTGCCCTCCCGGCCGTATAGATGCGGATCGCCACGGGAACGATGCAGTTGGTCGTGCTTCCGGCAACCGCCGTGACGGCGCTGATGCTGGAGGCCGTGATGGGGTCGGCAGAGGCCGAGGCGCCCTGAAGATCGTTGCCCCACCAGCGGTTGGTGAAGTTAGAGCTGGCGAGCTTGTTGGCGGGAAGCCCTGAGCCATTTGACGGCAGTGTTGCGCGTGTCCAGATCGCCAGAGGATCGGCGCTGAGCCGCCCCCGGTTCATCCTGTCCGAAACGAAATGCCCGGTGGTCTTGTCCCAGGTGGAATAGGTGTAGACCTTGCTGGTCTCGCCACCGTCGAATGTGATGCGCGTCCGGTTCGGAATGCCGGTCATGGCTTCCGTCACCGCGTCTTCAAAGCCGGCCTCGTAAGTGACCTGAGCGCCCGCGCCCTGATACAGCTCCTCGACGAGTTGCGACGATGACGTGAGTGTGCTGCTCGAAACGACGCCAGCCTGCACGACACTGAGCTTGTAGGTGCCGATCCCGCCATCCGTGCCGGTCAACTGGCTGCGGACATAGGTTCCGGCCGTCACCCCGGTTCCGCCGACCAGCATCCCAGGATAAACCCCGCCCTGGCTGATGGCCGTCACCGTCATGATGTCGCCGGCCGCGCCCGATCCATTGTCGATCGATGCCGTGTAGGAGGCCGTCCGGACACGAAAGACCTGGTAGATCACCTCGAATTCGCGAAACGGCTCATTGAAGGGCGCCGTGACGGCCCGCGTGGTCTGGGCAAGCCCCGACGACGGGGAAAGCTCCGGCACAGGCGCAAAGCCGGCATTGGTGGCCCGCATGGCAACGAGCGACACGTCGCCCCTGCCATTGGTCCCCATCCCGCCGAACCCTGACCCCATGCGCCCGAAGCTCATGGCGGCGTCAGGTGTTGGCGATGACGGCGATCTTGTCGCCGGGCTTTACGCCGAAATACTCCGTCTGATCCGCTGCAAGGCGAAGATCGCTGGTCGTGGCAGTCGGGGCCGCGCTCGCCGCGATCGAGCAGATCGCATCCGTATGAACGCGGACCATGCGGGTGTTTTCGGTGAATGCAAAGGCAGTTGTTTCGCTTGAGGCGCCGATAGCGACCGTTTGCATGCGAAGCGGAGGGAGCGTCATCGCCTGCGCCCGCCCGATGGCGAGATCCCCGAACTCAGAGACATAGAGCGTTGCCATCACATGGCCCCTTGCTGTTCAGGCATTAAAAAAGCCGCCTCGGAGGGCGGCTGCTGGTCCATCATCATCCCGCCCATATCAGGCGGCGGCTCTGGCTCCTGCGGAGGCTGCAAAGCTTGCACGATCTGCCCGACGACATCCTGTAGCTGCGCCACTGCCTGGGCCAGTACGTCGATCTGCTGCATGGTCCCGTCATCGTCCTGCTCTGGCTGCTGAGCGGGCTGCGCTTCTGCCTGAGGCGTTGGCGCCATCGCGGTCATTGCCGCAGTCTGCGCCCCCATGCGCGCCTTCTCGACATCGGCCTCGATCTTCAGCCGCTCAACCTGAAGCTTTTCGGCCTCAAGCATGAGCTTCTGTTGCTCAAGCTGAAGCTTCTGCGCCTCCAACTGCTGCTTCCCGGCTTCGACCTGCGCCTGCATGGCCTGAGCCTGCTCCTGAGGGCTCGGCTGTGGTGGCTCGGGCGGCTCGCCACGCTTTTGCGCAATGAGAGCCTTGATCGCAGGCGGTGCGATGGCCTCCAGCCGTTCCGTCAACTCCTCAGCGTTGGGCCAGTCCTGCATTTTTGCCATCAGGTCGCCCGTGATCGCGAACAGTTCGGGGCCGCCTGCCTGGATCATCGCCGTCATGCCCTCGCGGGCTTCGGAGCGAAGCGTGTCGTAAGCCGGCCCCATCTTGACGACGACATCGTAGGCACCGATCGTCACGTCATTCCCGATAGGCGAGATGCCATCTTCTGCCACGCCCTGCGGCTGGTTGATCGCGGTCGGCTCGATTGACCCGTCATCACCCACGATACGGATCGTGCGGGCGTTGTCATAGACATGCGGGATCAAGTCGAGGATGACCGTGGCGGTATGGCTGATGGCCTCCCCGAAATTCGCGACATAGACGAACGAGCCCGTATCGCCTTCCTGTTGGCGGGCCTCGATAGCCTTGCCGCTGGTTTCGTTCGAGCGGTTGCCGAGCGATGCATCGTAAATGCCGATGACCGCCTTCATATCCTCGACGGAGCGCGCGGCCCCTTCCGTCAACCCCTGAGATGATACCGGAGGCTGGGAGCGCTGCGGCGCTTGGCCCCCATTAGCCGGGTCTGGCGTAAATTTCAGATAGGGCAGGTTTTCGGTGTTAGCGACCTGCCAGGTGTCTTCGTTCTCCTCGAAGTTCTTTTCCGTCCCGATGAACGGCGCCTTTGGCTGGAGCGCGACGATCTCCGTCTCGGCAGACGAAAAGTAGTTGTACATCCGCTGCGGATCTTTCGCGAGGCGCACCACGCCCCGTCGAACCACCTTGCGCCCGATACGGATTTCCTCGCCGATGACCGGGATGATCGGGATATAGCGGCCCTTCCACTCCACCGGCTCTTCAAGCACATCCTGAGCCGACATCAGGCAGCGCATGACCTTGTGGCTCGGCCGCATCTCAACACGGATCTGGACGCCCCGCGCCTGCAAGTCTGCGATCTCGGCCCGCTTCGCCGCAACCACATCCTCAGGCTGGCCGGTCAGGTCATCGACCGAGCCGTCCGGCATCAGCACCAGCTCGCGCTTCGTCGGCTCCTTGTACCAGTATTCGCAGACGCGGACGTAATCCTCGCTCACCCAGCCTTCCCAAGCCGAATGGGCGCGCATCTCGTAGCCAACCGGGCTTTTGCCGGGGAAATCCTCTTCGAACTTGCGGCGGCTCATGTCCACCGGGACGAAGCAGAACATCGCATCCGACTTGGACGGACGAGAGGCGTCGGGGTCGAACAGCGTCATGACCGGGTCGTCAATCGCGTCGATGCGGATTTCCTGGTTGAACGTCTGCTCGTCGCTGTATTCTGTCGTAATGCGCCAGGCGCCGATGCCGCATGTGACCTGACTGTCGGCGGCCTTGCCATAGACGATCTGGGCGCGCGATCTGTTCTCGATATAGCGGAACATGCCGGCAAGCGTCTTCGCGGTCTCCGGGTCGCCTCGGCTATCGACAGGGACGCATTTGATGGCCGGGCGGAGCTGGCGCATCTTGCCGGTGATCTGACGAATGAACTGCGGCAGGCGGTTGATCGTCAGGCAGGGGCGGCCCTCGATCTCGCGCTTGCGCCGGACATCAGCGTCCCACTGCGCCTCTTCCTCGGCGAATCCAAGGTCCTCATAAGCCTTGTCGATGTTCTCCCGCTCGCGCTCGTAGGCGTCCTCATAGCGCTTGCGGAACGTCGTGACCAGATCGCTAGGCTGCGCGGCAGGCCCCTTGCCCTTGGGCTGCTCGCTGGCGCTGTCTGGCGGGGATGCGACGGTGCGGGCCATCAGGCGGAGCCCATCCCTGCAAGAACCCGCATGGCTTCAGCCCTTACATAGTGCAGCGACACTGCGTCGTGCCGCCCCTCAGGCTGCCAACCGCGAGAAAGAAGCGCCTTTGACAACGCACCCAGAGTGCGACCGATTTCGCCATTCGCAGCGCCGCAATCCTCGCTAAACGTCGCGTAGGGCAGTCCCGAAGCAAAAGCAGCGCGATAAGCGGACTCATGCTGCGCGATGGCGGCTTCGAGATCGGCGACAAGGGCAGAAAGGTTGCCCATCACGCGGACATCCACCCGCCGGCCGCCATGCGAGGACGCTTGCGTTCCATTTTCTGTGTCCTCGGTTCTTCGTAGACGACGCACATCAGGCCAAATGCATCCGCCGCGTGGCTGGACCAGTCGTGTTCAGGTCCAAGGTCGATGTTGCGGGCTTCGTCCTTGCGGGCGTGATAGGAGCCTAGAGCCTCGATGCCGCCCGATGTCGTTGCCTCGTTAATCCAGATCGATGGGAACAGCCGCCGCGCAGCCTCGATGCGAAACATCGCAGCGCCCTTGCCCTGGTTGGGCACGACGTTGACCTCAAAGCCCGCTTCCTTCAGCGCGCTCTCGTAGGAGACGGCATAGACTTTATCGTTGGTCGCGCCGTCATGCGGCAGGATGCAAAGCGCCTTGCCGTAGCCGTTCTCACGCAGCCAGTTGATGTGCGTTGCAAGAGGCTGGCCCTGTGCCTCGTAGTAGTTCAGCACGCGGATTTCGCGGCCGACAAACTGGCATACCCAGATTGAACAGGCGTCAGCCTTGGCCCCGGTTCCGCCAATGTCCCAGACAGCGCGGATCGTCATCAGCGGATCAGGCGAAACGCGCCCAAGCCTTCCCTCTCGCTTCATCGCGGAGAGCTGCGTGGCGTAATAGGCGCCGACCGTGACCTTGGCGTAGTCGCCTTCCCAAATGTGGTCGTATTGCTCGGGGTTGTCCCTCAGGCAGTCCAAGCGCTCCTGCTCAAGCACGCTCGGGAACCATGGGTTATGCTTCCAGTTCGCATTGACGACGACGGCGCCAGTCGGCTTGACGGGGCCGCGCAACATCATGTCAATCGGGTCGGTGCGACGACGAGGGTTCCAACCCGCCCAGATCTCAGAGCCTTCCGAACGGATCGTCGGGCGCAGCAAGCTCACGCTGCGGGCTGACATGGTTTGCGCCTCTTCGATCCATGCCCGCTTGAAGCCTTCGAGCGACTTGATCGATTCAGCCGTGTGGTCCTGCATTCCCTGGAAGATGATCGTCCCGTCGCCGGGCGTCTCGATCACCTCCTTGAAGACCTTGAATCCATCGGCCTCGCCTAGGCGGAACTCCTCCAGCTTGCTTTCGAGCAGACGCTTGGCGGATTCCCTGAGCGTCTTCTGCACCTCGCGAATGCAGACCGAGAGAAGCCCTTTGTTGGCCAGGCTGTCCTCGATCAGCAGACCAGCAAAGAAGTGCGACTTGCCAGAACCACGGCCGCCCCATGCGCCTTTGTAGCGCGCCGGCTCAAGCAGCGGGAGGAACACCCTCGCTGTCGGGATTTCCAGTTGGGTCAACAATGACACGTCGGACAGCCTCAATGCGCACTGCGCCGCCATCAGCGCCGGTTAGCGCAAGCTGGTGCTTCTCGCTGTATTTCTTCGGCTGGAGCTTGCCGGCCATCCACTTGCGGGCATCGACGCGGAGGGCTGACCGGCGCATCGCCTCGCCGTTCTCACGCCAGCCAGCATTGCCGCCTTCGTCGTCGTGGCGCACCATCCAGTCGTTGCGGCCGTCGTCAACGATCTCAAGGATCTCATCGACCAGAGCATCGGCTTGGGCTTCGCGCGCGCGGGTGTATTGCTTAGCGAATTCAGGAAAGGCATTCAGCCACTTGAAGATAGTGACTGTCGAAGGCAGCGCTTCGTCCTTGCAGATCGACCTCAGGCTTTCGCCATCAGCGATGCGCTCACAGATGATGTCTGCGATCTCCTGCGTGAACTCAGACGCGCGGGGCATTCAGCACACCACCAAGCCTTCGTTGATCGCCAGGCTCCACAGATCGTCATGGCCATAGACGATGGGAGGCTTGCGGTTGAGGAACAGGAGCACGGTCAACGCCGCTGTGAAGCTTCGTGGCTCGGTGCTCATGCTGCTGTGTCCTATTTCGCCAACGCAACGATTGTGCGAACGCGGCCGAAGCTTTGTTCACTTTCGATTGCGCCAATCTTGAATGGCACAAGACCGTCTCTGGATGCGCGCTCTTCGATGCTTTTCAGGGCGGTCTCGTCGTCGGCGTCTGACCCAGGAGCGCGGTAATCGACCATGAACAACCGCACGCCTTCGGATACTTCACCATGGAAGCCAGAAGCGTCCAAAATTGGCAGCGAAAGGATGCCGTTCATGCTGCTGTGTCCTGAATCGGAAGCGGGCTAATTGAAGCGCTTGCGGTCAGCTTCCAGATTGTCGCACGAGGACAGGAGGTAGACTGTCTCGGCGCCGTGCTCGCGGGCGAACTTATCGGCCGCGTCAGTCGTCTCGAAATGCTTTGACGGCTCCTCGGCAGTGCCGATGCGAACGACGTAGCCCTTGAACGTGTCCGGCTTGAACTCCTGATAATCCGCGTCGATGAATGCAACCGTGTTGTCAGACACGAGATGCACGCCGTTGGTGCGCTGCTGGTTTTGCATGTGGCCTCATCGTCGGTCGCGAGCCGCAGCCGCCCATCCTTTCGGGCAGGGCCTCCCTTTCGGGAGTTTGCAAACTGCGGCTCGCCTTCCGCAACCCTCGCCGCGCGAAAGGAGAACCCAACGGCGAGACATGACCGGACTTGCCGGAATCGAAAGCCCCGCCATGCCGGAGCAGAGGGCGGGGCTGTGGGGTCAGATGATTTTGCCTCCAAGGCCAAGCGCATCGTTGTTGTTGAAGCGCTGCGGCTTGGCATTGAGGCCGCTATAGAAATAGCTGTCGTGGACATCTACAGGAACGCGTAACTGGCGCGCGAACCACATTACCAACAGGGCGCGAACTCCCCAATGCCAAGGGCGCGGCTTGGGTTCATAGTAGTCCGTCTGCATGATTGCACCTCATGAAAGGATCGTGCGGGCCGGCGAGCCTGAGGCCGGCGCCCTCTCAAACGGAAACTCAATTCCGCGCGAGACCCGTAGCCATTGCTGGCTTCGCCTGACGGTGCGCCCCTCTTAGACTCTTGGCGCCGCCGCACGAACTGTATCGACGAGGCCGGGCTTGATACCGGCTTCCCGGTTGCCATCGCAGAACCGGACCACCTTACTAGCGGGCTTCCTTCAGCGCCGCTTGTCGAACTGAAATTCGTGCCGTCTTTCCGAGCTGTCACCGCATCGCTTTTGGCATCGCTCGCTTGGACGGTCGTCACCGTTTAGCGTCGAACGGGAGCGCGGTGGCGGTTCCTAACCCGAACTCAAAGCGCCATCACGGCGCGAATCACTATGGTCTATATCTTGCGCACATGCCAGATTCCCTGTCAAGCGGCTTCCCGACCAGACAACCGCCACTCCAGCCCATAATGCTCTGCCAGAGCCTTCAGGCCCTCGACGCAGTGATAGGCCATGTGGAACGGCGGCGTCCAATTCTCCTCGTGATGATCGCATACCAAATCATGCGTGGCTTGCCGGATTGCATGACCGCTCTGCTGAAGGACGCGGTTTGCCGCCTCGTAGCGCTCGATGAGCTTTGCGGTGCGCTCCGGGTCCTCAATGCCTGGCATGCCGCCTGTAACAACTGCCAGCGGGCGCCGCGAGCACATCGCCGAGCGCCAGCCCTCGTAAGCCTTGGCGAAGCGCGTGGCGGCCTCGTTCAGCTCTTTGGTGACGCAGCCCTTGGCGATGACGGGATTGTCCTCCAGAAGCCTCCCAACGGCGCTTCCCCGCCATTCCGAAAGCCGGCCGGCGCGATGATGCTGGGCAAGCGCTGTCATGCGGGGGTCCTTTCCTGCCCGGCTGGGCTGACCTGACTTGGTACGCTGTACGCCCTGCTTTCGTTTGCGACCGGCTTTTGCCATGTGGTCAGATCTCCTTGGTGGGGGATGGGGGAGCGACAGCTTCAAGGGCATCAGCCATGCCCAGCAAGCGGCCAGACAGCCATGCCCGCTCGTATTTCGGGCGCTCCTCGGTGCGTGTCGGAAATGGCTGCCCGTGCTGTTGCCAGCTCATGCCACGGTCAATATCGGGAACCTCTGCCACCACCGTCTCATCGACCTTGGCTGCCATGTCGCGCAGGGCTGCAACCACCTTTGTCGTCATGTCGTCGCTCATGGCGTTTCCTTCTGGGATTTGAAAGCTGCTAAAGCAGCGGCAACATCCGCATCAGTGATCGGAGCATCGTCGCGATAAAGCGCGTGGACCGCCTCTTCCGCTTCCCTAATGGCGGAGCTGATGAAGGCGATTGCGGCTCCTTCGATCGTGAAGCCAGGGTCGCGTCGGTCAAAGCCCTCACTTTTGCAGACCACGTCCGCCAACTTGGAAGCGGCGATCTCCGCCCTCTCCTCTGCCGTCAGTGCTGGTGTGCCGGTCACGACGCCTCTCCATCGGCTTGGGTGGGGGATGGGGAGACGGGCTCAAGCCTCTGAGCGCCGCAAGTGAGTGCGAAATACGCTCTCTCGCCATCCGCCCGCTTCACATCGCAACGGTTCATGAAGTTGCAGGACACCACCTCAACGATATCGCCTAGATTAGCGAAGCCTGGGGCGCCCATCCCAACGATACGCAGCTTGTCGCCGGGGAAAATTGTTGCGTAGTCGATCACGACGCTCTCCTCTCGTTCCATTCGGTGAACCACCAGCCATCTGCCTTTGTCTGAGGATGCTGGGTGGTCATGCCTGGCTTGTGGCCAGCAGCAACGCGCGCTGCCCATTCCGGGCTGTCTTTGTTGACGAAGACCTGCGGCGGCCCCTGGCTCAGCTTGGCCTGCTTCGGCATGGCCTCGGCAATGATCGGGGCGTAGTACCGCCACGAGTGGATGCCGTTCTTCAAGGCTGGACGGGAGCGGATCACCGGCAACACGTCGCGTTCAAGATCGGCTTGGCGATGAAGAAGCTCGGAGATCGGAGCAAATGACCCCAGCCTGTCGCTTCCTGCGGCTTCGCAGCAGCGCCTTTCTGCATCAGCCAAATCTAAAATCGGCGCGCGCGCGCTAGATGCTGCGCTGGCAGCATCTTTTGTTTCTTCCTTTGTCTCTGTCTCTGTTCTATGGTGAGTCACACCGCCGTCACAGTGACGTGACTGTGACGTCACTTCTTCGACGTGTGACGGAATGTCGTCATCACCCCGCGCCGAACGCTTGTCACGATAACGTTTCTGGCGCTCGGCCGACCTGTCCGACTGAAACTGACGGTCGCCCCACTTCGCCACACGGCTGTCGAGAACTCGACCCAGCTCCTCAAGGCATCTAACAATGCACCCAATGTCAGCTTCATCCGCTCGGAGAAAGTAGGCGATCTCGCCCACGTCCACTTCGTATCGTCCTCCATCGTCAATCTCCGCTGCGCTTTCGAGGATCGCGCCCCAAACCCAGGTGACGCGCTCGACTGTCTGTTTCGATTTGAGAGCAACACGGACGAGCTTGTCGTCTCGCATCATCCCGGCGTAGTGGCGGAACCAGCGGCTCATCAGAAGCGCTCCACCTTCCAACCGCCGCCCTTGCCCTTTGCGAGCTGCTGGACGGCGATGAACTGCATGGGGTAAATCGATGCCGCGACCTTGATCTTGACCCTGGCGTCGTCTTCCCAATGGCCTTTCACCTCATGGCATTCGAGGGAGCCATCAGAGCGCATGACGAGAAAGTCGGGGCTGTAGAAGGTCTTCTCGGCAAGCCTCAGCTTGACGGCTTCGAACTTCCACCAGACGACATCCTTGCAGGCGACCAGCGTATCGAGGAAAGAGGCATAGGCCGCTTCCGTCTTGTTCATGGTGCCGGCGGGAAGGCGCCCTAGAGCTTGAACAGATGCCCTCATCGCACCCGTTCCGCATCACGAGCGCGGGCAATCGCATTGGCAGCCGCCGACTCTGTGCAGTTGAGAGCAGAGGCGATATCTCGGGTATCGTTGCCGGCTCGAAACATCAGCAAGGCGGCGGCCTGGTTGTATGGGCCGAGCTGCTTGACCAGAGGATCAGGGCGACCTGCAATCCGGATTTTCGGCTTGGCAATGTGGAGCGTTGGCCGGGGTCCGGATCGCTCTTTCCCGACGTAAGGAACAAGCGCGCTCATGCTGCCCTCGCATCGATTTCAGCCGACATCGTTTCGAGAAGAGCCGCAAAATCCGGATCGGCCTCCTTGCGTGCATCCACCTTGCGACAGGAATGCAGAATCGTGGTGTGGTCTCTCCCCCCCAGGATGCCGCCGATCCGGGGGTAGGATATCCCGGAGTGCTTGCGCATCAGCCAGCAGGCGATCTGCCTAGCCTTGACCACGTCGCCGGTGCGGCATTCTCCGATGAGCTCGACACGAGAAAACCCCATGCGGTCGCACACCGTGTTGAGGACAATCACCGATGTCGCGCGGCGGAGGGCCTTGGCTGGAGCAAGGCTCAGCCAATCCCGCAAAGCCACCTCGCGGGCGCTGGGCTCTGGCTCTGGCGGCGGTGCGGGAGGTGTTAGCTTCAGCTTCTTCGGGCGCTGAGAGGCGATGAACTGCGCAGCCAAGGCCTCCATCCGCAGCTTGCGGGCGCGATAGTCCGCAAGCATCTGCGCCGGGTCGCTGCTGTAATCCTTGGTGGCAACGAGGCTCATCGGTCACGCCTTCCCCAGATCAGCAGCGAAGTCCCTCGCTCGCTGAGCCATTCGGCGCAGGCGTGAAATCTCTTCCCGGTGAAAATCGCTGTCATCCGAAGCCAAACGGGCCGCGCGGATTTCCAAATGGCTCGCATGATCGGTCATGTCCTTGGTGAGAAGCCGCTCGGAGATGCGCGCGCGAGCTGCTTCAAGTTGATGGATTTCGTGGGCCAGGATCGCCCGCGCTTCCTTGTTCCAAAGAGCGCGGCAGCGACGGGCATTCAGGCCGACATAGGCGGCAACGCGAGGCAGAGCCGACTTGAGCGGCATCGACGGCGCGACGAACTGGATGATGGCTCCGAGGTGAGATCGGGCCTGGATGGAATAGCAACTCATATCATTTGGACCTTGGCTGGAATTTCCAAGCTGGGCTGATTTGACCGGCATCTCGGTTTCTCCGTTTGCGATTTTGAGGTCGCAACGGAGGGACAGACATGGAGCGGCTTGGAGACATCGTGGCGCGGGTGGTCGAACGGGCGCGCCGCGAAATGACGAAGACTAATCATGGCGAGCAAACTCGCCGTGAAGCTGCTCCGCAAGGCGTTGGCGCGCCTTGCGGGCGGATTCTAAATCTGGAACGAAACACGTTAGAGAGACCGCGCCAGACTTTACCCGGACACGATAAGTACCAGGGCCGGCGCGGGAGACACCTTTGACGCCAACACTGTTGTTCCGGTGGCGCTTCTTGTTCGCACTATTCTGACCGACAGTCGCTTCTCTCAAATTTGAAATGCGGTTGTTGGTCGGGTCACCGTCAATATGGTCGATGATTTCAGGAGGCTCCGACTGATAATGCAGAAGCCAAGCCAGACGATGTGCCATCACCGTTCTAGGCTTCAGATAAACGGCTACATAACCGTTTTTCAAAAACCCAATCTTTGCGCCGCGTGATGAGTAGAAATCGCCAGTTGAGGCGTCATAGGAGACACGCTTTTTGGCAGTCTCGAAAAGCGGCAACATCAAGCGAGTAACACGCGGCTTAGAAAGCACGAGCGCGGTCGGGATACCAAACTCGCGCTTCACCTTCCGAACATGGTCAGGAGACACGCCAAGTGCTTCAGCTATATCGATATTCGCCAGCCCCGAAAGGGCAAGTTCTCGTATTTCAGGCTTCCGGCTCATGCTTCTGCCTTGTTAGGACTTGTGAAGAAAAGGCCGGGGACCGCGAAGGACCCCGGCAGGTTGCCGCACGACACGGGGGATGAGGGGTAATCGTGCGGGGAAAAAGTGATGCTCATGCCAGCGCGTCCCAAAGACGGCCGGCGTATGTGACCACCGGAACAGCGGCAAACAGCAACATGAGGCGATAGGCGGTCATGAAAACCACCACATGCCGATGGCCGGCAGGAAGAATGCCAAGGCGTTGAAAAAGGCGGTCGTGGTGTAGTGCCGCCGGTTCTCGCAGGGCGCCAATTCAAGCAGTGCAACCGCCATAAGGCAGCCCAGCCAAAGCCACCCCAAACTCCAGAAGACGACGGTGAACAAAGACGCTGCGGTCATGGAAGCCTCGTGATCGCGAGGAACAGAAGAGCAGCCATCGGGGAGGAGAGGATGCAGAGGATGGCTGCGAGGGGCATTTCAGGCGGCCTCGAAATTTGGCGCGCCGGTTCTCACGGCGCTTCCGGTTTCAGCCCCGGATGGCGTCTCAAAATTAAGGGGTTCAAGGGCGGGTTGGGTTATGCCGTGATGCCCATCGGCACCCTCCGCCTTCAAAGGGCGCGCGCTCGCGCTGCGATCTACATGACCATTCTCCGGGGTCCGGGCGATGGGGTTAGTGTCGGCCGCGTCCCCCATCTCGTAATGCGCGCGGCGCGCAATCTCGGTGTTCTCTCGCGCGCGTCCCGCGTGTGCACGCGAGGCGGCTTCGATTTCACGCTCGTAAAGGTCCACAATGCTTTCGAACTCGGAGCGCGCATCGGGGTCTTTCGCCCGGCGCTTGACGATCTCGCGGATCGCCTTGGTGTCGAAGCCGTTGGCCTTGGCTTCGGCGTAGATCTCGCGAACGTCTTCCTCGATCTCCCGCTTGGCTTCGTGGCGGTTCTCGATGCGCTCGATGATGGACAGGAGAACTTCGCCAGACATTACGCGGCCTTCCCGAAAATATCAGGGAGCAGGGCTTTGCGAGGAATGCCGGTGGCCTTCTCGATAGCGACAGCGAGGCGGGCGGACGGCTTGCGGCGCCCTGTCTCAAGGTCATGAAGATAACCGGGGCTGGTGCCGATCAGGCTGGCCAGGGCCTTTTGCGTCAGTTGACGACGCTCACGGAATTTGATGAGGGCTTCCATGAGCAATAGTTCGCATATGGCGAACCCGAACGCAAGCGCAAAGTTCGCTCACGGCGTGACGAATTTTTGCTCCGGGCGAACTACCCTGCACGCGCAATCAGGTGGGGTAGGTTCTGTGCTAGGCGCGCGCTTGAAGACATGGCGGAAGTCCAAAGGTTTAACCCTTGAGGCTTTGGCTGAGGCCATCGGCACTTCGAAGGGGCATCTGTCGGACATGGAGCGCAACAACAAGCCCCTCAGCTCGCGTTGGCTCGAAAAGATTGCGTCAACGTATGGGGTTAGCGAGTCCGAAATCCTCGGCTCGGCTATCCCTGTTGCTGTTCAGGCGGACGGGCCTGACCCTCTGAGGGAGGTGTTGGAGCAGTTTGAGACGCTGACCCCTGAGGCTCAGTCGGACATCCTGGCCGTGATGAAGCACATGCCGAAGCGGCTGTAATTAGGCTTTTTATCCTCGCTTGAGAGTCAGCCGTAAGCTGATCCCACAAAACGGCGAACTCCCCGACCCGGCCCATGGCGTTCCCCTTGTTATCGGCCAGAATTTAATCCTACAACCATACGACCAATCATGACAGTAGCGTAATCCTGACGCTACGCTAATAGGGTTTCCCCTTAGCCGGCGGAATTATTACCGCGATCTCGGCTGATTCGTCGTGCGCGAACGGCGCGAAAATTGTTTCGCCCTGCGCGAACTTACCGCTTGCAATCTGGTTCGCCATGTGCGAACTTCTCCCCACACCCAACGCGGTGAGAGGAGATGCAGATGACCCAGACCAGCCCCAAGCAGCAGTTCACTGTCGATCGCGTCGGCGCCACCAGCGGCACCGTCGTTTTCTGCGTCACGGCCCGGTCGCCGCTCGGCGCCTGCCGCATCGTCCGCAACAAGTGGCCGCACATCCTTGGCGATCACATGCGCCACGAGACGCATGCGCTGGCCGTTCGCGGCACGGATTTCATCAGCGACCGCATCGGCAAGGAAGTG